TACGACACGATCATCTCCAACCTGATCGACCGCACCGCCCTGGCCCGCTACCTGGTGTGGGACGTCACCATCACCGGCGGCCAGCCCGACGTGGACAACTTCATCAAACAACGCGGCGGTATCCACATCCCCCAGTCGGGCACCGTCGAGGTGCACAACGACGCGGTCACCTGGGAGCCGAAGACCGCACCGACCGGCGCGTTTGAGGACTCCATCGCGGCGCAGACCGTGCTGACCGAGATCGCCGGCGGCTCCGGCCTGTCCAAGCACTGGCTGTCCGAGCCCGAGGGCGCCAACCGCGCGACGAGCCATTCGATGGCCGAGCCGGTCCGCCGCCGCGTCGGCGGCGTGCAGAAGACCTGGCTCGGGTACATGACCGAGCTGGTGCGCCTGGCGGTGGACCGGGCGGTGGCGGCCCAGCGGGTACCCGCGACCGTGCAGGCCACCGATCCACGCACCGGCCAGCACTACGACATCCCGGCCGCCTTGTCGGTGAGCGTCACCGGTCCGGAGATCGCCGCCGCCGACGCGGCGGTCACCGCGCAGGTCCTGCTCAACCTGTCCACTGGCCTGGGCAACTTCGTCAAGTACGACATCATGTCGCCGGAGGCGGCCGGCCTGGCCGCGCGCAAGGCCTGGGAGCAGTTCGTCGGCGTGCCCTACAGGCCGGACCTCGACGGGCCCAAGGCCAACCCCGACGACCTGGCCAGCCACATCGACGACCACGGCGGCCGCTCCCTGACCAACCCGGACCCCGGCGCCGGCGGGCGGGTCAATGGGGCAAGGAAAGGCCCGTCCCGCGGCCACGTCGTCGCCCCCCGCTGACCCGATCGAGGAGAAGTGATGACCCGCGAGGAAGCCCAGGCGACTCTGGCCGGCGTCGGCGCTGCCATGCACGACCAGCACCCCGACAACCGGGCCCGGCTGGACCAGCTCGACTCCCACCTGGCGACCGTCGCAATGGTCGTCGGCCACCTTTTCGACGAGGCCGCACGCGGCGAAGGGGAACTGAGATGAGTCGATTCAAGGCCGCGGTCGAGTCGCAGGCCGCGCAGCCCGCCGGTGTGCCGGCCGGTACCACCTTCAACGGCTACTTCGCCGCCGTGGTGGCGGGAAGCGCCGCGAATTTCAAGCTACGCCGCTGCATCATCGGCGTACGCGCCGGCGCGTCGGTGCCCACCAGCCAGCAGATGACGGTTGGCGTCTACCGGCAGACGGTGCGAGCGGCCGGTACGGGCTTCTCCACGGTGACCGGGCTGAACATGGACCAGCGCGGCGCCGCCACGGCCATCACCGGCGTGGACATCACCACCGCCGCCGCCGCGGGCACCACCGGCCCGACCATCGGCTCAAACCCGCTGGAGCGGCTCAGCTTCAACACCCAGTCGGCGATGGACGTGCCGTACGAACTCTTGGAGGAGTTGGTCTGCGACCAGGGCACGGCCAACGGGATCGCGTTCGTCAACTTGGGCAACGCCCTGCCCGCCAGCCACCTGTTCACCCTCTCGCTGGAGTGGGAGGAGTGATCGCCTGGTTGCCGGCGTCGGTGCGGTGCCCCGCGTCGCCATGACGGTGTCGGCAACCGGACTGGTCTACCGGACGGGGTGAGGCACCATGGCGGCGCCGTCCCTGCGGTCTCTCGGCACCGTGGTGGCCACCACCACCGCATCGCCGTCATTCGCGGCGCCGGCCGGCGCGGTCGGCACCGACGTCATCGTCATCGCGATGTTTGTCGACGACGGCCGCAACACGGTGACCGCCGTCCCGTCCGGGTTCACCCTCGCCCCTGATCTGCGGCAGGTCAACGACCCCACCCTCGGCTCCCCGTCGCACTCGCTGTACGTCTACGGGGGACGGTTCTCCGACGTCGGCGCCGGACCGTACGGCTTCACCATCAGTGCGTCGAGCTTCATCGAGGGCCGCGCCGCCGCGATCAAGGACTGCATCACCAGCGGCGACCCGTGGGAGGCCGCCGACGGTGCGACCCCCGGCAACACCAGCGTCACCACCGCCCCGAGCGTCTCGGCCGCCTCGACCGGCGCGGACCGGTATGCGATCTACTTCGCCACCAACTGGACCGGCGGCGCGTGGACCCCGGCGACGGGGTTCACCGAGCAGTGGGACGCCAACGACCAGATCATCACGATTGATGACAAGGCGTTGGCGACCCGCGCAGACCGTCACTCCGCAGGCGGTTTGCGCTGGTTCCAACCGTTCCAACGCCTGGGTCGGCATCCTCCTGCCGGTCCCCGCCGCGGCCACCTACTCGCCGCCCAACGTCCGACCGCGGCGCGCGGCACCGTTGCGGGTCGCCCGCACCCGGCAGACCGTCCCGGTGCGCGCGCAGGTCAACCCGCCCAACCCGATCCAGGAGATCGCCCAGCCCCGACGGACGCGGGGCCTGCTGCTGCGCCGCGGGAAGCTCGCCCAGACCGTCCCGCCGCAGTTCAACCCCCCCAACCCGTTCGCCGAGGTCGTCCAGCCGCGGCGCCTGCACGGGATCAAGCTGCGCCGCGGCAAGCAGTCCACCCCGCCCTGGGTCGGCGCGTCACCGCCCAGCAACCCGGACCTCGTATCCCAGCTGCCCCGCCTGCCGCGGCTGCTCGGCTGGGCACACCGCGGCCACCAGGTCGTACCGCCGGCGGCTACGTCCCCGTCGGTCGGGGTGAAGCGGGACCGCCCGGTCGTCCTGCTCATCCGCCGCGGTCGTGGCGCACAACCGGTGCCGGTGCCGCCGACACCGGTCAACCCGGGCTGGATCCCCGACCATCTGCGGGAGCGGGTACGGCTGGTGGTGCTGCGCCGCGGCCGGGCCGGACCGGTCCCGCCCGGTCAAGCCCTAGCTCCGCCGCCGCCGACCGGTCAGCTGTCGGGGTCGGCGATCGCCCTGGGCGGCACCGAGGCAGGCAGCGCAGTGTCGGCCGCCGAATCCGAGGCAGGCAGCGCAGTGTCGGCCGCCGAATCCGCATCGACAGCCGTCTCCGGCGGCATCCAGTAGAGGAGAACCGGCAATGTCCCTGTCCCACGAAGAGGCCGCCGCCCGGCTCGGGGTACCCGCCGCCGAGGTCGCGGGCGTCCGCGACACCACCCTCGGCCCGGTCGTCACCACCGTCGACGGCCGCGAATACGTCCTCACCGACGCCGGCGAGCTCGCCTTCTACGGCGACGCCCCGCAGCACACCGCGTTCCCGGTCGTGCAACGCGTCGTCGAGGCCCCGCCGCCGAGCCCGGACGGCGGCGACAGCGCCACCGACGGCGCCGGCGGGGACAGCGGCGAGGACCCGGTGCCGGAGGGGTCGGCCAAGCAGATCCTGGACTGGGTCAGCGCGGACCGCGACCGTGCGGCCCGGGCCCTGGCGCTCGAACGCGGCCGCGGCGACGACGCCCGCAGCACCCTCGTCGCCGCGTTGGAGAAGCTGGTCGGCTGACCCGTGACCACCGCGCTGCAGCTGCTCGCGCCCTCGCGGGTATGGCGCAGCTGGCCGGCCCGGATGGCCACCGCCCCGACCTCGGTGTGGCAGCTGTGGACCGAGGCGTGGGATCCGGCGAAGCACCCGCGCGGCCCGGACGGCAGGTTTATCAAGGTCGGCGACGCCGCCAAGACGCTGACCAAGGCCGCCAAGGCCGCGACGAAGACCACCGCGACGGCGGCGAAGAAGACCGCCGCGGCCGCGGGCAAGACCGCGCCCGCGGTGAAGAAGGCGACCAAGAAGGCCGCCAACCCGGTCGGCACCGGTACCGAGATCAGGCACGTGTCGGCCGAGGTACGCAAGCTGGTCTTCGCCTCGTACAAGGCCCAACCGAAAGGGCAGCTGCTGTCCAGCCCGGCGCAGCAGTCCTACGACAACCTGCTCGCCGTCGCGCACGTCTACGGCGGCAAGGTGGACGGCGGCCTGAACGTCGGGCAGACGGCGAAGATCATCGACGAGCAGCTGACCCAGCACCAGGGCCTGACGAACAAGCACTTCCTCGAGAAGAAGACCAAGGATTGGCTGGCCACAGCCGAGGGCGCCGCTTACGCCAAGGCCAACACCAAGCCCCAGAAGTCCATTGTGGACTCGCTGACCGGCAAGGCCCCCCACGCCAGCGGTGTCAAGCTCAAGCCCGGTGAGAAGGTTCAAAAGCTGGCCGGCCCCGGCCGTTTCGACAAGACGCTGACCGAGGCGGATTTCACGAGCCACACCGACAGCGAAATGCAGAAGCTGCAGGACACCTATCTGCAGCAGGCCGGGAAGACCTGGAGCTCGGAGCAGATCTCGGCGATCACCAACTACAGCGGCGGCGGGTACTCGGGCATGAACGACTACCTGCGCGGGACCACGGCGTCGGCGAGTCCGCTGGTGCAGGGCCAGATCACCAGCCTTCAGTCCGCGATGCTGCCGGTGCAGGAGCACGCTAAGGTGTTGCGCGGAACCGGCTGGGCGCAGTTTCCAGTAGGGTTCCGCTCCCCGGAGTTGGTCAAGAAGCTGGTGGGCAAGACCATCGTCGACCCCGGCTTCTTTTCCACGAGCGTTGCCGGCTCGCCCGGGCATTTCACCGGCCAGGCCGTACGATTGGAAGTCGAGGTCCCGAAAGGAACCCACGCGGTCTTCGTCAAGAAGTACAGCCTGCACAGCCACGAGAACGAGCTGCTGCTGGCCGCCGGCACAAAGTTCCGCGTGGTGTCGGTGAAAGCCGCCGGGACGAAGACCGTGGTAAGGCTGAGGGTGGTGACCGCGAAATGAGCGACGAGAACGGCGCGCTGTCGCCACTGGAAGATCCCGCCAACGTTGACTTCCGCGTCGTGCCGGACGAGCCGGACGCCGAACCCGGCATGACGCCGCAGGAGATCGACGAGTTCCTCGCTCGGCCGGTAGAGCCCCTCAAGCCCGCCGAGTAGCCCCACCGCCGCACCCAGACGGGAGCCGCCGCGCACCAGCGCGAGCGGCCCTTCGGCGTGCCCACCATTTCCCCGGGCGGACAGGACGTTTTGCTATGCCACCTGACGAAGCAGCCGCCGTCGCGTTCCGCGAGGCCGTGGAGTCCACGCTGCGTCGCGTCGCGCCGGGGCTGGGCGTCGACCCGGTCGACGTGGCGGACCGGGTCTCGTTCGTGGCCCGCCTGGACCCGCTGGTGGACATGCCGGTCGACGATCCGCGGCTGACCGAGGCGGTCGAGCAGGCGCTGGCCGAGTGGGCCGGCGAGCGGGCCGGGGAGGCCGCCAAGCCCTACGGCGACGTGCGCTACGCCGACACGGGCTACCAGAAGGACAAGAAGGCGCGGTACCCGCTGGACACCGAGGAGCACATCCGCGCGGCCTGGACCTACATCAACCAGGCCGGCAACGCCGCCAAGTACAGCGCCGCCCACCTCAAGTTGGTCAAGGGAAGGATCCGCGCCGCGATGAAACGCATCGGCGCCCAGGTCAGCGAGGCCGTCATCGACGGCCAGCGCACCTTCGGCGAGACCAGCGACCTGGTCCGCGACGCGTTGCGGGCCCGTGCCCGCGCCGCCAAACCCGGCGTCTACACCTTCGTCTACATCGTGGACATCACCGACGACCAGGTGGTCTACAGCGCCGGCGGCGGGGGGGACCTGAGCGCCGGCGATGGCGGGGACCTGTTCCAGTGCTCGTACACCGTCGCCGACGACGACACCGTCACCCTGGGCGACTCGACCGCGGTGGAGCGCACCTACTCGCCGGTCGCCGAGCGCATGTCCCCGGTCGGGGGCGGCGGGGCGCAGGAGGGCGTGCACGACCGGATCGCCGGGCGGGTGCTGGAGGCCAAGGGCGTCGACGCCGACGGCGGGCGGGTGTTCCGGGTGCGCATCATCGCCTTCGGCGACTCCAGGAACGGCCGCCGCTACCCCGCCGCGATCATGCGCGAGGCCGTGGCGCTGTATGAGGGCGCCCGGGCGTACGACCACCACCGCACCCCCGAGGAGCTGCGCTCCTCCACCCTGACCGGGCTGATCGGGTCCTACCGCGGCGTGGAGGCCGGCACCGACGGGCTCTACGGCGACCTGCACCTGCTGCCCGGCGCGACGCACGCCGCCGAGGCGCTGGATGCCACCCTGGCGGCCCAGGCCGAGGGCCGGCCGCCGATCGTGGGCGTCTCCCACGACGTGATGGCCCACTTCCAGCCGATCGTGGCCGGCGGGCGCCGGCTGCAGGAGGCCACCCAGATCGTCGACGTCCAGTCCGCGGACGTCGTCGCCAACCCGTCCGCCGGCGGCCTCGCGGTGCGAGCTGTTGCCGGCGGAACCGACCCAGCAGAGGAGTCAGACGTGCCCGCCACCAAGGCTGACGTGCTGGCCGCGTTCAAGGAAGCCACGGACGACGAGCTCGCCGCGGTTGGCCTTGCCCGGGCGCCGGCGAAGACCACCGAGTCCACTACCGCGCCCGGCGCGCCGCAGCGCGCGGTCGAGTCCGGGCAGCGCACCACCGAGGCCGCCAGCTACGACAAGGGCAGCTTCATCGGCGGGCTGCTGGTCAAGGAGAAGCTCGGCGCCGCCGGGCTGGCCGCGGCCACCGAGTCGGTGCTGGCCGGGCTGCCCGACCGGTTCACCGAGGCCGACGTCGACGGCCGCGTCGCCGCGATCAAGGACGGCCTGGCCATCGCCGAGCGGGGTGGCCTGGCACCGACGGTCACCGCGACGGTGACCAAGGAGGCGACCGACAAGAAGATCGAGTCGCTGGACGCGTTCTTCTGGGAGTACGGCCGCCCGCACAACCACTGGAGCGGGCTGGCCGCCACCAGCACGCGGCCCAACGACGCCCCGGCGTACAAGTCGTTCCGCGAGGCCTACCTGGACTACACCGGGCACCGGCCCAACTACCTGGGCGCCGAGGACCTCAACCGGCGGATCCTGCGCGAGTCGTTCGGCAACGGCGAGTACGAGTCGCCCCGCGGCACCCGGGCCACCGAGTCGATGACCGCCTCGAGCTGGAACCTGGTGCTCGGCGACTCGATCACCCGCCGCCTGGTGGCCGAGTACACCGAGCCGGCGCTGATGGAGTGGATGCGCATCGTGTCGTCGATGCCGCCGATCAACGACTTCCGCACCCAGCGCATTGACCGCATCGGCGGCTACGGGGTGTTGCCGGTGGTCAACCAGGGCGCCCCGTACCAGCCGCTGACCTCGCCGAGCAACGAGGAAGTCACCTACGTGATCGGCAAGCGCGGCGGTACCGAGGACATCACCCTGGAGATGATCGCCAACGACGACGTCCGGGCCATCTCCAAGATCCCCTTCCACCTGGCGCTGTCGGCCAAGCGGACCCTGTACGGGTTCGTGTTCGAGCTGGTCCGCCCCGTCGCCGCCGGCGCCAGCTACATGGGCACCACCGGCAACCCGACCATCTACGACAGCACCGCGCTGTACGCGGCGGGGCACAACAACACCGCCACCAGCGCGCTGTCGCAAAGCGCCCTGTCCGCCGCCCGGGCCGCGATGCGCAAGCAGGTCGGCTACGGCGACACCACCAACATCTTGTCGATCGTGCCGCGGCTGCTGCTGGTGCCGCCGACGCTGGAGGAGCTGGCCTTCCAGCTGTGCACCTCCGCGGTGGCGATCCCCGGCACCCCGGCCGGGCCGTCGGACAGCCCCAACATCCACCGGGGGATGGACTACATCGTCATCGACTACTGGGACTCGCTGTCGTCCACCCAGTGGGCGGTGGTCGGCGACCCGGGCGGGGTGCCCACCCTGGAGATCGGCTTCTACCAGGGGATGCGCGAGCCGCAGCTGTTCACCCAATCCGACCAGAGCGTCGGGTCGATGTTCAACGCCGACACCTTCACCTACAAGATCCGCCACATCTACGGCGGCACCATCCTCGACTTCCGTGGCTTCCAGCGCGGCAACAGCTGAAACCGACTGCGGGGCCAACAGCCACCACGCGCAACAGCGGGAAAGGGAGCGGGCGCAACCATGAAGGCCAACGAACTGGCGGGCAACATCTACCCGCACATCTGGGTGCCGTACGTCCCGGCCGCCTCCGGCGCCGCCGGCGGCGGCCTGTTCACGGTGCCGTACAACATGCGGTTGACCGCGGCGACCCTCAACTGGGGTGCGGCGATCACCGGCACCGCGACGAACTTCTTCACGGTCAGCTTCTTCAACCGCGGCGCCGCCGGCGCCGGCACGGTGCAGTGGGCCACCGCGATCGCCTACAGCAACACCGTCAACGCCGCCAAGGCGACGCCGATCACGCTGACCCTGTCCTCGACGGCCTCGGACCTGCTCCTCGCGGCCGGGGACGTGCTGTCGGTCGAGATCACCACCACCGGCACGGGCCTCGTGTGCCCCGGTGGCACGGTGACCCTGTCCTCGGTCTACCGCTGATGGCCAACCAGGCGACGGCGGTCGACCTCGGCGGCGTCGCGTCGAAGGTGATCTCCGGCAACCCGGCGACGCTGCGCGGGTTCTGGGTCGTCACCTCCGGCGCGGCCACGGTCACCATCTACGACAACACCTCGGCCTCGGGCACGGTGCTGGCGCAGTGGACCACCGCCGGCGCGGCGGACAAGGAGTTCGCCTGGCCGGACGGGCTGCGCTGCACCACCGGTGTGTTCATCGTGGCCTCGGCCGGCACCCTGACCGGGCAGGTCGCGATCGGCTAGCGCGATGGCCACGCGGGTGCTGAAGACCGCCTCGGCGACGCTGGAGCGGGTCTTCTACGTCGGGGAGACCGGGACGGACTCGTCGACCACCGTCACGGTGACGGTGCTCGACGCCAACGGCGCCACCGTGGCCTCCGGCAACGCCACCTCGGCCGGCTCCGGCAAGTACACCTTCGTGCTGCCGCCGCAGGCGCAGCTGGCGCTGCTGAGCGTCATCTGGACCGCCACCATCGCCGGTGTCGTGGTGGTCATGTCCGATGAGGTGGAGATCTGCGGCGGGTTCTTCTTCAGCCTGTTCGAGGGCCGCGCCTCCGACTCCGCCCTGGCCGACACGGGCAAGTACCCGACCGCCGACCTGATCGTGGCCCGGCAAGAGGTCGAAGAGGAGTGCGAGGACA